AAAAATTAAAAGTAAGGTTACAGAAATGGGCCCCGAATATATTGGAGCTGTTCTTTTTAAAGAAAATAGATGGGATACATCTTTAGTTGAAAAATTAATAATGCCGGCATATGCTGGTCGTAAATGGCGTTTCTACAGATTAAAAAATCCGCGATTTTATTGTGATATTATTAAGGCTACGAAGAATAAATGAATTGGCTACTTCCAATTGTAATCGGGACTACTGCTATGATTTATGTACACTCTTTTAATCGTGTGATCAAACTGTATGAAAAATCAGAGCGAACTCTAACCTTGGATAAAGTATTCAACTGACCATGTGTGCGAATACATTTCTATAAGAATGAGCGCCTGCTCTTCTGTATAGCAAGCGTCTGTCACGATCTCTTCCTCCGGGTTGTAAACGTTGGTGAAGCGAACGGCATAAAGTTGCATTCTTTTATGAACCGTAAAACAATAAGTTTTTTATCCGTTTTTCGCTGAATACAGTAAAGATGTTTGATCAGGAAACATTAGAAGCTTTCCGAAAAGCTTACAATTCTGAACATCCTAAAGATCCGATTACTGGAGATATTTGGAATTCATTAAAAACTAAACTCCATAAAAAATGTCGGGCTGGAAAGACTTCATGTATTGTTGCTCACTTGCTGACAAGACCTAAGGCTCCTGATTCTTGGATTACTAAGCCAGAAGATTGGTTATCATCTACAGACATTGAAAATGTTGAACACGGTTTTGAAAAGTTATTTCCCAAGTATAAGTTTCTAGGTTGTATTCCGATAGACTTTGACTTGAAATCTAAGTCTGGCGAATGTTTAGTCAGTGTTTTGTGTTCTTTACATGTTAAAGACTTGTACGCAAAAGGAACCCGACAAATTGGGATAGTTTTCAATACAGATAAACATGATGGACCAGGTAAACATTGGTTTGCTTTATTCGCAGATGTAGATGAAACTTTGGAATATCCTCGTATAACTTATTTTGATTCTTATGCTACCAAACCCGAAAAAGAGTTAAATATTCTGATGACAAGATGGAAAGATGAAATTGATGATATGGGGTTAGGTAAGACTGTCCTAACAAGAAATTCAACACGCCATCAGTACAAAGATTCTGAGTGTGGAATATATTCTGTATATTTTCATTATTGCTGTCTTCTAGGTATTCCTTTAGATGAACGTATTCCTGATGATGTGATAAATAAATTTCGTAAACTTCTTTTTAAGGTAGGATAATAATGGAAGAAACACCCTTTCTACAAAGATGGGGACCTCCTATATTTATTGTTTTGATGATCATTGTAGGATTATTTCTGATTTATCGTACTATAGCAGGATCTGATATGGCTACTGTAAAACGGGCATCTTTAACTATGGGAACGTATGAACAGGTAACTCAATTAGTTCCTCTAGGGTGTCCGACTGGAGATGATACCCGATTATGTGATTACTATATAGCATCATCATCCTATTCAGTTTTTCCGTCATCTTCAGTGTACGACTATGTTTCTGATGGAATTCTACCATTGGTTATCAAAGCAGGAGCTCGTCTTGTAGAATTAGACGTGTACGCCGATGAAAATAATAAACCAGTTGTCGGCTTAAAAAATGAAACTATGGGATACGATTATGCTAAGAATTCTGTGTCGTTTGAGTCGTGTTGTGTATCTATAGCAAATACAGCGTTCAATAAAGTTGAAACTAAAACAGCTTCTGATCCTTTTGTGCTCAGCTTGATGTTTCATACCAATAAACGAAATGTCATGGAAGCTTGTTCTGAAATACTAAGACAAACTTTAGGCGGATACTTTTTACCATCTAAGTATGCTTATGAAGGCCAAGGAACTTTAGATTTAGCTTCTGAACCAATTTGTAATCTTGCTGGAAAACTTGTCATTGTTTCGGGTCCTGAAGTAAAAAGTGTACCGGTAATGCATGAACTAGTAAACTTATCCTGGGGATCTTCTAATCTGAGACGTCTTTCTTTTATGAATGCTTCACAGCCTTACGATCATGAAGAATTAATTGATTCAAACAGAAAAGCAATTACAATGGTTATTCCTGATCCAGATCCTGATTTGAAAAATAGTAATCCCACAGTATTATTTGGATACGGTTGTCAATGGATTATGATGAATTATGGTTCGTTGGATGCTATGATGGAGATCTATGTAGGTAAGTTTCAGCAAGGGAGTGTTTTATTAAAACCAGAGTACTTGAGGTACAAACCTGTCGTCTACAAAAAGCCCGCCCTCCCTCCTCCTGAACATTCATTCCAACCTATGGCCGCCACATCTCCAATTTACGACCATAATCCAAAGACAGGAGATAAGTCAATTGTGTTCTGAGCGGCGACTGAGGACGATATAAGGAGCCTTCGTGGCGACGAGTATTTTCCTGCGTTTAAATAAAATGGCCAACAAGTGGATTATTCACATCAAGAAAACCATGAAGACGATGAAAAGTCGTGGAACGTACAAGAAAGGTATGGGACTCAAGCAAGTAATCAAGGAAGCCAAGAAGTCTTGGCACAAAGTCAAGGGCAAGCGTGGTGGTGGCGAGTCTTCTGAAGAAGAGGAGGCAGAGAAGGAAGAGAAGACGGAAGAAATGAAGGAACCTGAAATGGGCGGACGTCGTCGTCGCAGACATGGTAAAACTCAAAGACGTCGTAAGCACTAAAAAATTATGCGTATGAACATATAAATGGGAGGTGGTCTTCTACAATTGGTAGCTTACGGAGCTCAAGACGCGTATATTTCTGGGAATCCCCAGATCACGTTTTGGAAGGGTCTATACAAACGACACACCAATTTTGCTATGGAACCATTCCGTATCAACTTTAACGGCGAACCTAACTGGGGAACCAGACAAACAGCAATTGTTAACAGATACGCCGATCTCCTGTACTCTACCTATGTACAGCTAGAACTTCCTACAAATGATTTGACTGGAGTTACTGGAGCACTCTGGAATCATGGCGGCCAAGGTGGTGATTCGGGATTTTTGACGGCTCCTCTCGGATTCAATTTTATTGATCGTGTAGAACTTGATATTGGTGGACAAATTATCGATCGTCTATACTCTGAATATATGTATTTATGGTCAGTTCTGACTTCTGACTATATAAAACTAGTTAAACTTAATCAAATGCTTCGGAATGAAAAGTATACTAATTCCACTCTACAATTTTCTGCTAATCCCGGATGTACTGGTGGAAATGGTCGTCAATCTTTACCTAACGTATTGTACATCCCCCTGATGTTCTTTTTTACTAAGAATCCTGGAACTGCTCTACCTTTAATCGCCCTACAATATCATGAAGTTAAAATCAATGTAATCTGGAAAACTCCTCAAGAAATTACGGGAAATTATAACGCTTCTGGTACTAACCCTGGATCAATCGCAAATCTTCCCCAAGCTACTTCTGCTTCTCTCTACATTGATTACATTTATCTGGACACGGATGAGCGCCGTCGTTTTGCTCAACAGTCTCATGAGTACCTGATTGAACAAGTTCAGTTTAATGAAGATGTAGGTATCTCATCAGCATCTAAGCGTATTGACTTAACGTTTAATCACCCTGTCAAAGAACTTTTGTGGGTTGTACAACCTACTTGCTACACTAACTGTAAGGCTGATTTAACCAGGTACAGGGCAACCGCACCGAATCGTCTGACTCCTTATGTTTATGATGTTCCTGCCGTATTCGAACAGCATCTACAGATCAACGGCCAAGATCGTCTAGAGAAGCGCTATGGAGACTATTTCAATAAAGTTCAACCTTATCAGCATCATACAGGTTTTGCTGCTGGACCTGGTGTGTACATGTATTCCTTTGCTGTCAAGCCTGAAGAACACCAACCTTCTGGAACATGTAACTTTTCTCGTATTGATACCGCTACTCTAGTTCTGACGATGGATGGAGCTGTAGCAGTTGATCAAGGATCTGGCGATGTATGGGATATGCGTATGTACGCCGTGAACTATAACGTTCTGCGTATTATGTCCGGTATGGGTGGATTAGCATTCTCCAACTAAGCGTCTGAGAATCAAAAATTTTTTTTACAGAGCATACTAAAATGCCTTCTAAAACTCTCAAACGAGGATCTAGAAGACAAGTGTGGAACGGAAAAGCTGAAATGACTGCTGGAGGTCTAAAAAAAGAAGATCTTATTAAAAACCCTAGAGGACGTATTGTTTCTGTAAAGAAATGTCAAACAATGAAAAAGACTTATAAGGGATCGGATTCCGAAGAAGAGGAGACTAAAGAGGCTAAAGAGGAACCTAAAGAGACTAAGGGAGGCTTTTGGAATTTATTCGAATAATATAAAATGAAACAGAAACTTATTTTTATTACTGGTAATGCGAATAAGCTCCGAGAAGTTAGACAAATTTTAGGTGATGATTTTTGTGTAATTAATGTGAATGTAGATCTTCCAGAAATTCAAAGTACAAGTGTTGAAGAAGTAATTTCTGAAAAAATTAAAGAAGCCGAAAAAGTTTTTTCAAGGAAAGATGTTGTACAACATATACGAAAACAATTTGAAGAACAAGGTGAAAAACTAAAAAATTCATCTGATTTCACTGTTGTCTGCGAAGATACTGGATTTCATATTGATTCATTAAATGTAGGAGAAAAAGCAGAGAAGGGTGATCACATGTTTCCAGGAGCTCTAATTAAATTTTATTTACAAGCGATGGGAGCAGAAGGTATTATTAAACAATGTA